CCGCAAAAGCTGTAGCGCGCTGGCTTGGCCGAAAGATTGATGGGGTACGTATTGGCGTTGTGGTCCGCCCAATAGAACGTGCCCCATTGATTCGTACCCCAGTAGGCCCCTGCGAACAAATCCGCATTTGGCGGCTGAGGAATGTTACGGACGTTGTAGTCTTGCGTAATGTTGACCGTCGCCTTCCGCGGCTGGTTCATGTTCGTCACCAGCTCAATTGCGGTCATCTGCGAGTGAGCGCCCGGAGGGCTTAATCTTAGAAATGCAGTCTGTGCCTTGCGTGGAACCGCAATCCCGTTATCGCCCCAGCCAAACACCGTATCGTTGTTATCGGTATCGGCGAGAATGACATTCCCCGTGGCATCGCCGAAATATAAGCGTCCAGCAAAGATGCCAAAGGTCTGTGCGTTTAATCCAGTAAATCTGCACCATGCTCCTGTCCCGGTGTTCTGCACGTACTGTTCAAATTGGGTCGTACTGATGGGGATATTGACAATGAACATGGAACCGCGTGGATAGTACAGGCATTCCCAGCCGAAATTGTTTTGATAGTTGGATACCGCATCCCACGTCGCCCGCATGATCTTGGAACTGATGCCCGTCGCAGCATTGGTTTCCTGCGTCTTAATCGCATCATCAATCGAGCTGAACCCGTCCAGCGAAAGGATGATTTCTTGCGCCGCGACTTTTCCATGCGCCCTGACAGACAAGGGCGTGCCGATATTGAACCGGCCCACCATGTTCCAATTTAGTGCAGAGCCAGGGTCGGTGCCTTGATAAACAATCGCCTCCCCGTTACTTGAGATAACGGCAGTCATGTCGTCTACGCCATCACCATTGTCTCTGGACCATGAAATAACCAGCGCAGTGTAACCACCCCGTTGCATGGTCAGGTCCATCGGGAAATAACTCAAATTCCCTTGAAACGCACCCGCAGCGGCGTACCAGAAGCCCGCGGTATTCAAGGCCCAATACATGGCGCGGCCTTTCATGTTCATCACGCCATAGAGCTTCTTCGTCGTGGTATCGACCGTGGGCATCGCTCCGGAAGGAGTAACACTTCCGTTATCCGTGAATGTCGTTACCAGGGCCGTCGTGGTGGCCATAAGCAATTCTGCCCCGGTAGACCGGCCATAGACCTTGTATCCTTCGGCACCTGGGATGCTCACCCAATTCACCACAACGCCGCCAGAGGTAGTGTTAGCCGATGGCAGTGCTCCGGAGGGGGTAATGCTTCCGTTGTCCTTGTAGGTCGTTACATTGCCTACAGAAGCAATGAAAAGTTCGGCTCCCGTAGTTCGTCCATAAATCTTATAACCTGTGGCTCCCGTCACCGCAGACCAATTGACATTGACCGCGCCAGAGGTCGTATTGGCTGAAGGCAAAGCGCCTAGCGGAGCTGGCGTGCCTTGATCGGTATACGTCAGCACTGCGCCAACTGTCGCTATCCACAGTTCCAACCCGCTGAAGCGCCCGTAAATCCTGTACCCCGTAGCCCCGGTGATCGTGCTCCAATTGATCGCACACGATCCCGAATTACCCGCTCCAACAACCGCAGTGACTTCGGCGCTGGCCAGCGTTTCCCCTGCGGCATTGATCGCGGACACGCGATAGGCATAGGTAGCCCCGACCAAGAAGCCACCGGACGTGCTGGGAACTACGGAAGAAATCACTGGCGTAGCCAGAGCCGCTATGGCTAAACTGGTTTCAGCACTGGCAAAGCTCTCTCCCGTAATCCCTGTCGCCGAGACGCGGTAGAAGTACGTTCCGCTACCCAATGTTCCGAAGCCTTGTGTAAACGCCGCGTTGACAGGCGTAGCGAAGGGGGGCGGGATAACAATGCTGGTTTCCGTTGAGGGCAGGCTCTCGCCCGTACCCAATAAAGCTGTTACCCGGTAATAATACGTTCCCGGTATAAGCGTTCCACTGGTGATGGAAAACGCAGAATTGACCGGCGTTCCCAAAAGGCTAGCGGTGATATTACCTAGACTGATGCCGTCATAAACCTGCGGCGTATCTTGCCCGTTGACAAACACCAGTTTGTTGTTGAAGTGCCCGGTCTGCCATTTATCTGAGGTGTAGCCTGTCCCCAATTGGGTAGACGAAACAAACCCGGTGATGTCGTAAATCTTGCCGTTCGTCGCGGCCAAGAGCTTGCTGGCAAGAGCTGAAGTAAACGGAGCCAAGGTGTAAACCGGCTGGCCACCGGGAATGGTGATCTTGGTGAGGCTCCCACCCCGACCCACCACGGCACCAGGCGTAGGAAACAAGTTAATCAGTTCAATCGCATCCGTGGGCTGCATCAAATCCAGCGGATCGCGCGCGTTCCATCCCCCGATAGGAGCAGGTATCCCTAGTGTCGCCATTACGGGATAACCCAGGTATTGGTATAGGGCACGCCCATGACCGTGGTTTGGTTACTCGTGATCGTGGAATTGCCTTGATCCCTTGCCCTCACCTGGCCTTCCCACAAATCCGATTCCATCTTTGCAGAAGTCCATTCCAGCCCCTTTTCCCGCTTGAACCGCCATTTGAAGTTCAACTGGAACATCCTGTCGTCCAGCATCCAAATGTCGGCATCACTGACAAACTGGCCAGACGGCGTAGAGGCTGGGAGCGTCACCGCGGCGAGGATCGGGTATTTGGATTGATACTCGAAATTGATCGTCGCCCCCGCTTGAGGATTGAGAATATTGAATTGGTTATTCAACAGGCGTACTCGAATCGGCAAACTAGACATACCCGTAATCGAGTTCAGGAGTGCCCACTGTTCTGCGGTCGTCGGAAGATCGGCTTGATCCCAACGGCCATGCTGATAAACCGTATTCGGGGCGAATCCCAAAAAGTCCGCAGGCAATGGATAGGTTGTCGCTGTCGTCAGGACAATCGAGCCTTGTCGGGTCAGATACATCCATTCGTCTTCAACCAGATCAAGCGCCGCGGCTTGGGCCAGCGCGACAATCTGCATCACGTTCTGATCTTGATTGCCCACATATGAGTCATAGGTCAAAAATCCGGACTCAGACAGGGCTTGATTGAGATTGACTGCCAGCGTGTTGCTCATGCCACATTAACCAACTTTAGGTGCTGCTTGGGTTTGCCTTCGGCGATGTTGTGTACGTTCTTGATGTAACCGGCCCAGGTTTTCCACGGCTGGAAAAACTCGGGAACGTCTTTTTCCACCAAATCATCCAAATAACGGATGCCAAGTTCGTTCAGGGCTTTGCGGATGTTGGGCCGCATCTGCGGCAAAGCCTCTAAGGGAATGCGTTTCTTCTTGCTGTTCTGAACAAACAATTCCCATTCTTGGGGGAATCGTAGTTTTTCCTCGTCTGTAACGTGCAAGGTCGTACTGGACGTATCGCCCGAGGCCTGAAGCAATACAAAGACCTTTTCCAGATAGACGGGATAGCCATTTTCCAGTGACGCGGCATCATCCCTCACGGCATCAATGTAGAATCTAGCCAGAACCTTTGGCGGCGGTCCCTGACATTCTAGCCGGAAGATTTCCTCCTCCTTGGAAATATGGAATGGCTGCTGTGCTGGCAGGGAGAGATATTCGGGTTGTTCCATGATGCCTCCAAAAAGAGAGGGCACCCGAAGATGCCCTCTAAGACCTGCTCTTACGCCGAAATCAACAGACCATTACCGGCACGGCGGTTGATGGTGAGATTACCCATCATCCATACCGGCACGACTTTATAGTCTGCGTTGACGATCTGGCGCTCGTCGCCCACCGTGAACCCGACCGCACGATCACTGGCGGTGCGGAAGTGGATCGTGGAACTGTCGAGGAAATACATGTGCTTGGTGGCACAGTTCACATCGAACACGACATCGGAGTTCTGGAAGCGAACCGTCGGGAACCCGGCCTCGCCTACATCCGATTGCGTGATTCGCTGAATCGCTTGCAGACTCGCCCAGTACGCGGAGTACTGAATCGTATCGGCAATAATCAGGTCCGTCTGATCCTTGCCGCGGACGATGCTGAGCCACATCGTGTTCATGAAGCCCTGCACGTTCGCAGAAGTGACTGCAGCGGTCGTGGTCTGCTTGTTCTGCCAGAACGCATTGGCCACTTGATCGATACCACCACAGGTGCCGGCTGCCGTCGGGGTGTCAGAGACAAGGTTTTTCAACCCCGTCAATTCCTTACCTGCCGAGCCCGTACCATCGGAGAACAGTGATGCACCGATGGTGTTATTGAGCTGGGCCTGCAACTGCTTCACACGCACACGCACAATATCTGCATGGGCGTCAGGGCCGGTGTTCATGCGCTCTTCCTTACCGGAATAAGCAATGAATCCGCCCAACTGCTTCCACTGGAACTCCGCACCGTCATAAATGGTTTGGTTCGTCGTCGGCGGAGTGAAGGTGTCATAGTCCTGGTAGAACTGCACCGAAGAATTGGTGCCGTAGATGAACGGCTCAACGATGCTGCGACCGCCGGAGCCTTTGACGATCTGACCCTTACTCTTAAGACGTACGAGTAAGCTATTGTTTGCAGTCACATTATCTGCAATGTTGTCGATATAGTCACGGGCGGTCGTGACGACCAAGTCGCCTAAATTGGGAACTGCCATGAGGGATCCTTATTTGTTGGAGAGTTTTTTCTGTACGGCCTTGATCGTGTCATCGAGGGATTTTTTCTCGTTAGACGACTTGGCCGCTGATTTACTGCCGCTGGGGTTGCGACTGGCTCTCACAGCTTCTTCCACATGTTCAGTTTGCGATTTAGCGTCTTGTATCGCCTGGTTCTCTGCTTTACGCGCTTTGTCGGTCATCAGCTTTTCCCGAATCTCCGGGTCCAGCCACGCCGCTTGTTCGTAAAGCTGTTCCAACGGCGCAGGGCCATTGGCATAAACGAGCCGTGTCATCGCTGGCATGAGTCGTTCGTGATAGGGATACTTCAGTTCGCCGTTTTCATCGGTCGCTGTTTGGAATGCTTGAATAGCATCGACAACTTGTTTTTTGCCTTGTTCGTATTGCTGACTCTGCGCTCCCTGCAACAACTGCATCAGTTGCCGGTTTTGCGCCTCTACGCCTTGAATCCTTGCGTCAATTGCCGGGTCTACCCAGGGTTGATCCTGTAGCAGCCCTTTGAGGTCTACGCCGAATTGCTGGCCAATGAATTGCGTCAGTGCCTTAGCGTCGCGTGGCTTGAAGTTCTGGAACAGGAATTGATAGGCCTGATCCGGGTCACGCTGCAAAAGGTCTGACACCATAGCCATCTGTTGCAACCCCGTTTGGGGATGCACGCCTTGCATCTGGAACCGCTGCTCAAGGCTGCCTAGAACCTGTGAGTAGGGATCAAAACGTTTCCTGTAGTTATCAAATTCTGCTGCCTGCTTACCGGAATAGTCGTATCGGTCTTCAACTTCCTTGAGGACTGCCGGTAGGTAATCTTGCGCACCCTCTAAGCGTGCGAGCTTACGCAATGCTTTTTGATTGGGTCCCTTCCACTGCTTGACCCAGCCGGGTTCGCCTTCCCACGCATCATCATCCTTTTGAACGTCGTTAACGGTCTTTTCAGGCGCTTCACGAGCTTGTTTTGGTTCCGATTTAGTGGTTTGGCGATCACCACCATCGGGCTTTGCCAGGTGTTCGCTTGCGCGTTCAATGGCTTCACCGAGGGCTGCATTCTCAGACATTTTGATACCTATTTAAGTGGATAAACATCCCCGTAACTACCGGGCATTTGTGTTGCCAAAGCAGCATCATCAGCCTGCTTTTTCTTCATCTTCGCTATCATCTTTTCGGGGTTGTCATCACTGGCATCCCGGAAGCCATGTCTGGCGAAGTTTTCCTTACGCTGCTTCCAACTGGTGATTTCCTCGTTGGTCGAGACGCATTTGTAGCGGCATTCCATCTGCACGTAGCCTGCGACAGGTTGAATAATGGTTTCCATGGGGCCGTGGCAGACCGGGCGCTTGCTGTCCAGCTCAGATACGCGTAAAAAGAGTTCTTCGGTCTTTCCGCAGGAACAGGCAAATACATAAGTCGGCACAGTCGTACATCCTCGCGCGTACTTGTCAGTTCGCGCCGTTAATTGTCGGTCTGGGTGTCGTGAAACATTCCCCGCTATGGGCTATCGCCCTAGTTTGCGGGTGCGTTGCTGCTATCGCCGGCCTGTGCTGGACCGCTAACACTCTGTGCGCCCGCTATGGCGGAAAACTTGGCCATCAGCTCTCTAAACCGCTGGGAGCCGACCGGCAAGCTGGCCATCTGCCGGATAACCGCCCGCCCCTGCGAATTGGCCATGACCGTAGCGACTGATTTTGATGAAAGTGAAAGCCCGGTCATGCTCACAGCGGGCACGGGATTACCGGCAGCCAATGAACCCAGCGCACGCGCCCATTCATAAGACTGCAATGCGGATGCGGTTCCAGAGAAGTTCGCTCCTGCCTTATCGCTAATTCGGCGCGCTGCATTCATCGCGTCTTGAATCTGTGCCTGCTCGGAAGTGGAAAATAGTGCACTCATGCGTTGAATGTCTTCCGGCGTTTTTGCCAGTGCGTTTACAAATACATTGGGGCGGGCTGCGAGCGCATTAGCCCCGTCCGAAGGAGCCGCCTGTTGCGCTTTGCTGAGTGCGCTTTCAAGCACGCTACTCTTGACCGCCTGCAACGTTGCTGGATCGTGTTCGGCAAGTATCGCCGCCGCAGATTTCAGTTGCGACGGCTTTAATGTACTTAACCGCTGCATAACTACCTCACCGGGAATTTGATTGAACGTCCCGGAACCGATAGCGTTAGCAAAATCTTCGCCCACGAGTTTTCCCAAAGCAGATTGTTGTAAACCTTCAATCTGCTGAGATGCTGTGCGGTAAGCGGCATTGGCGTTTTTCAGCATCTCGCCAACCGGGCCGCCGATCTTTGCTGCCGACGAATCCAAATCCTGATCGATTGAACCTAGCAATTCCGATGCAATGCGCTTTTGCATCCCCCGACCAGTATCGCCCGCCAACTGAACCTGCCCACCAGCGACTTGGGAAAGAAAGCGCCGCGTTTTCATCATCGTCGCAATGTCGGCATTTTGCAGTCCCGTATCTTGCAGACTCGTTATGGTCTTTGACAGCTTGGCGTAGTCGGATCCTTCTGGACCGCCGGCAAATTCCTGCCCCAGCTCCTGAAGTTTGCCCATGTAATTCTGCGGAACGATGGCAGGCTTTCCCTCAAGTAGCGTGCGTATCTGACCGTAATCGGCATTTGCCGTAGCGTCGCGCGCAGCGGTCATGTTCTTTACTGCCGATTTCACTGCGCCCTGTACTCGTTCGCCCACATCCGAAGCCGTGCCGCCGCGCTCGCCCACATTATCAATTACGCGATTGGTATAATCCATCCATTGCTGGTTAATCCTTTGATCTGCCTGATGGGCAATATCTGAGCTGGAAGCGAGCGCACGTACTCGGTTTTCAAGTGCAATTTGCCCTTTGCTTCCTGTAACCTGCCCCGGCGTGAAATCGATCCCAGTGCGTTGCGCGAGGTCTTCACCCTCTTTGGCAAAATCCGATGTTTTGGATTTCCCAGCAATCGCATTCAAGGCAGAGCCGACAACATTCTGTGGCAATGCCTTCTCTATTAATTGCCCCGCGGCATTCAAACCACCGCCAACGGCAGCGCCAGAACCCGCGCCCATGGCCATTTGACCGGCCTTGGTTGCTGCATAATCGTCACTCGTAACGGGCTGCGCGGAACCAGCCGCCAAGCCCTGTAATGCAGGCGCAATCATGGCCTGACCAACCTTGCCCGCAAACGTCGTCGCCCCGCTCGCGCCGGGGATGAAAGCTACAGGGGCGGTTGCGATGGCATTGCCTGCCAAGCTGCCGAATTGGCCACCGCCCGTATTTAAGAGCGGCTTATCAAGCACTGCTTTCTCTTTTGCTACTTGGTCAATAGCGCTCGCAGGTACCATCCCAAGCGCAGGATTGCCCGCCATAGCAGCCAACCCAGGAACATGCGATAAAAGTTGCTGAATGCCGACTTGTGCATCTGTTATGCCTTGGCCAATACCCGGCATGAGGTTTTGTACGAAGTTATTCCCCTCAGTGGGGCTGCTGTCAGCTGTGGGATTGAATGAGCCCGGAGCATCCGCGACTTTAACGCCTTCCAACTGAAAGCCGTCAGGCAATGGCGGATGTTCAAGTACAAATCCTTCAGGTAGATCGTTCACTGCACCGGAACCCATTGGCCGTTAACCAAGCCGATGCGCTGGCGGGTTTTTGGATTGATTGCCGTTTGTGTTGGCGCAGCTTGGGGCGCTGGATTCGTCGGCCCCGGCGTTGCCAGCGGCACTGCACCCGTTCCCGGTGCTTGACGCGAGCTAATAGCCCCTGTGGTTTTGGCAATGTCTTTGTTCAGAATTTCCACATCACGCATATGGTTTAGATAAATGTCCGCATTCTTCCCCGGCGTGTTGTTACGGCTCATCGTGTTGTTTTTTTCGTTTTCTACCAGCGCGTCAGTCACCGTTGCGCGCTTTGTGCCAGCAGCATTGATGCCCATATCATTGCTGATCGCATCCAAGCCACCCATTTGCGGATTCATCATTACCATTGCCGCGTGCGTTAGCGGAACGTCACGAATCTTTTTCGCCACATCCTCTGGCTTCATGCTCTGCAACGTTTGCGGATCAACCCCAAGATACTTGGCTGCCCAGTTGTTTGCATTGTTTTGCAACTGAATCGCCGCCTGCCCGCGAACCTGCAATTGCTTGGCCTTCTCGACGTCTACCGCGTTCAATTCCGTCTGTGTCGGCGTGAGTTTGCCGCCGCCTGGAGAAGTCGTCTCGAAAATCTCCTTACCTTGCGGGGTGATGATGTGCTGATTCCCCGCTGCATCGGATACCACGTAACCACGGCGATTCGCCACATCGGCAGCGGCTGTGGCGGCGGCGATCTTACCTTGTGTTTCGAGCTTGATTTTTTGCGCTTCCGTCGGGAGCAATGCTTCGGCTTTCGCCGCCGCCGTCTTGGCTTCGTCTGCGCTCGTTACGTCAACATATTTGTGGCCTAGATTGATCTCGCCTTCCTTCACGCCAACCGGAATTGCCACGCCTTGGCGAATGGCTTCGTCCGTCTTGAAGACCTGATCTGCCTTATCGGCTATAGCCTTCTTCTCTGCTGCCGCATTTGCCGCCTTCAACTGGCCCTCATTGGCGGTCTGCATCTTGCTTAGTGCATCCTTCTGCATCATCGCGCCAATCAGCGTTTGCAAACCCTGTGCAAAGCCGCCCATCTTGCCCGAGTTCGGCACATAACCTGCCTGCATCAGCGATTGCGCTAATTGTCCCTGGATACCTGCCTGACTTTGCTGACCCTGCAAAGCCGCAATCGTTGCCGGATCAAGATAGCCCGCATATTTCATGTCAAAACCGGGCTGCGCGATAACGGTTTGCCCGGTGTTGGGATCGACAGCCATTAGTAAGCGCCCCCCCCGGCATTCATTGGTGCACGGCCATCCTGCGGACTTGAAGTACCTTGCATCTGTGAGGCGTTAAAGGTCTTGAGCATCTGCGCAAGTACGCCCATCAAGCCACTACCGTTGTTCGCGCCTTGGCCTTGCAAGAGCGCCTGCACGAGTTGCTTTGTAGCGTCTGAAGTCCCATCGCCACCCTGTGGGCCGGGAGTTCCATAGGGCTGCGGTTTCTGCTCCGTATAGGCTGGCATCGGCATTCCGGTTTTCGGATCGATCATTTGCATGGGTTTAACACCGCCTCGCCATTGACTTCGTGCATGCTCTTTTGCAATTCAACAATCCCCATGACAACCTCATCACGGACCAGAAACATCCTGCGTTCGTACTCTTTCGCCGCTTCCGGGTGAAACTTCCTTAAGTACGCCAACTTTCCCCGCTGCTCATGTGCCCATGCCGTGCAGTGCATGCATTTGGGACCACCGCTCATGTAATCGTAATACTTCGGAAGTTCGATACCCTGCGTTTTCAGGTAATCCAAAATATCTGTCAAGGACCACTGCGCCAGTGGAAGTACAATTCGCGCACCAGAAGGATCAACAGACCCAGTTGTAACAGGCGCACGATAATACTCACTATTGCGCTGCCCCCGAAAAAGTAGCGTGATGCCTAAACTTCTCACCGCATTGGATAGCGGCATCCACAGGTTTTCAAAGCAGCAATCAATCGCTGACCGAAGCTCTGTCCCGGTTGCCTCAGGTTCTACTGCTCTGCCAAATGCTGTCGAACGCATCGGCAGAAGGTCTACAGGTAATGCGCCTTTCCCCGCATGACCTTTGATTTCGTGAAACTCAGCCACTAGGGGCTTGATTGTTTCCATTTGCTGGACAATCTCCGGAAAACTGTCTCCGGCATTGCCCCATAACACAATTAGTTTCTTCCACCACGGTCGCATCACATACAGCAACGCCAGCGAATCCTTGCCCCCGCTGAACTGAAGCGCATACCGCTGATGCGCTATCAGGGCTTGGTCAATATCCCATCGCGCCTGTCGTTCAAGCGAGCTTTCGTTCAATGGCTTCTAGCCGGGTAGTCAGTGCCTGAACCGAACCGATCAAAGCGCCGAACATGTCGATAAAGTGGATGCCTTGCGATTCCGGTAGCCCCAAGGCTTTGTGGAAGTCTTCAGCGAATGTACCAACATGCTTTCTTTCCTCAGCCTTGTAACTCCACTCATGCAAAGGCAGTGACTTGACCGCTTCCAGCGTCTTTTCCGGGTCAATTGCGCCGTGGTCGTCTTTCAACTCGCGACTACTCATCATCATCGCCATCATCAATGCAGCAGAAGCTAATTGGCCTTCCGTCTGATTCGTGGCGTTAGCTTGTGCTGACTGGGCGTTGTATTGCGCGTTCTGGCCCGACTGATTCAGGCCATAAGCCCCAGTCACATCGATGGGGCTAGGCCCGCTATTCGGGATCATGCCAAGTAGATTCTGTGCAGCACCACTGGTCTGGCTGTTGTTATACATATCCCCCTGACGACCATATCCAAACGCTTCCAGCATGTTCTGGAAATCATTCTGACCCTGTTGCATGTTCTGCGCGTTATAACCCAATCCCAAATTACCTAACCCAAGTAGTTGGGATGTCGCATTGTTCGCGGCGTTGTTCGCCATTGACGCATCGGAACCGTACATCGAAGCGTGAGCGCCCATGGACGCCGCCGCCCTTTGAGCATTGGCCCCAATCCCGGCAATATCGCGCTGATTCTGTAACGTGGCGTTGCTCAATCCCTCGCCAAACGCCTGCCCCTGAGCACCCAGGCCGGCTTGCATGGAACTCAAGCGGGCTTGGTTATAGGCATCGTTCTGAGACGCGGAGAAATCCCGCATGGCGTTGTCGTAAGCAGCCGACCCAGGCTGAAGGCCTTGCCCCACCATCTGCTGAGCGAAGGCGGACTGTTTCTGCTGCCACTGCGGATCAAGCGTGCGCTGCTGCTGCTGATAAGCCGCATCAGTATAGTTCTGGAACGAGTTCAGGATGTTTGGGTCTATATGCGCTTGTGCTTGACTCCCAATCACATTGGCTTGCGGCGTTGCACCATAGAATGTGTCGCCTCCTGTCCAGCCGAATGAATTACCGCCCGTTGCAGGTTGTGGCGCTGGACCCGCCAGAGCGTTGGTCAGTGAACTGGTGGGATTAGCCCCCGGCCACATGCCCGGTGCTGTCCCAGGCGCTGGCACAAAGCCCAGCGGGCTAGGCGGTTGCGGTGTACCGGGAGTTGGGGGAGCGGGTACGAAAGCGCTGCCAGTAGCCATTATTGGGTCCGAAACAGTGGGTTATTCATCTGATTGGCCACGCCAGGAGTCGGCATCTGCCCCTGCATCCTGCCCATCGGCATCGGCGGCGGGGCTGAGCCAGGCAAGGGCTGACCGCCTGCACCACCTTGCCAACCTACGCCACCCGGTGACGGCATGCCGCCAACCTGTGGCATTTGCTGCGGATCGCCCGCGTTAAACGGGCCCATGGGGAATTGGGGTGTGCCCTGCTGCTGTGGACCGCCAAAACTCATCGGATTGACTGGGGCCATCCCGTGCATGAACGCTGCGGCGAGGTTTTGACCTGCTGGCGATCCGCCAGCCTGAGAGTCAGTCAGGAAGCCGCTGCCACCCATACCTGATGGCGGAGAAAATCCGGGCGATTGCGCCGTTCCCGCACTTGGGGGAGCTGAAAAGTTCGGCCCACCATAACCCCTAACATTCATCAATCCGCCACCACCCCCACCTAGGCCATTCATCGGCTGCCGAGTATGACCACCACCAAAGCCCGGTGTCGGCGCACCCAATGGATTGAAGGCATTACCGCCGCCAAATCCGGGCGGTTTCATGGGATTGGCTGCGCTCATCGTGGTGTCCAGATACGTTGTAAAGCGGCCTGCATGGCAGGGTTAGTCTGCTGTCCGTTAATCGCCCCAATCTGGGGCATCTGCTGACCTGCGGGTTTCTGGCCTTGGGGTTGGTTATGCGCGGAAACTTTGCTCATCAAACTCGCAGCCAAATCATCCATCCCCTGGGGATGTTCCAGACGGGTGTAGGGCTGGCTGGCCAGCGCAGTTTGATTGTCCACAATCCCCTGCATGCCGGGATTCAGCGATGTAGTCAATCCATCCGGGCCATACGTCTGCGAGCCGAACGGCGTTATCCGGTTGACTCGATTCGCTGCGGCCTGCGCTGCGATGATCTTTTGCGGATCGACTGGCGTTGGGGCTTTGGGTGCGCTTGAGCTCATAGTCCTGCCTTAGCAATCCGTAAATGTGCAGATCGTGCCCAGCCTTGGCTTGGCGTTTGGTGCCTTCATAGGTGAATCCTAGCCGTCTTGCCATTCGCATGCTGGCGGCGTTATCGTCTCGAATGTGGGTAGTGACTCGGTTGCATCCGGCATTAACAAAAACGTAGGAAAATACCGATTCAACAAGTCCAACTGAGCCTCCGCCACGCTCTGCCGCAACTGATATTTCAATGTCATCGCCTGTAAAGTTGCAAAATCCCACTACTGCTACCGGGATACTGTCGTTCTCTCGCAGCACCCGACCTATAAACAGCGTATCGGCTGGCAGTTTGTCGCCCAGCTTGGCCTCTAACCAATCACGCAGGCCGGGGCCATAGACGATCATTTTTGCTCAGTGGGGTAAAAAACATCGTATCCCGCTATTTCAAACTCCTTCCTTTTTTCAGCCCACCGCCGCTTGCCTTCTACTGCTACGGCTTCAATATGCGCTTGCAAATCTTCCTGCGTGCCGTTCGGCTTGTATGTCGGCAATTCTTTGATCCAGTCGTTCATTGTGTAGACGATCACAGGCGATGTTGGTCTTTGTGCTGCTGTTTCAGAATGTGCCAATAACGCGGCTTAAATCCCAAAATGCAGCGGATTTCAAGGTCATTTGGTTCGCGCAAAACCTTGTTGGTTGCATCTACTGGCACAAGAATTTTGTCACCATGCAGTTCTTTCCCGCGCATGTATTCAGCTTCAAACTCGCGTTGCTTGCGCTTTTTCATTGAATGCCCGTCATGATCGCTTCGGACGTGTTCTGCCGATTTGCAATCGCTGCATTAGCCGCAGTCAGCGCAGCATCAGCCTGAGTATTCGATGTATCAGCGGCTTTCTTTGGTAGGTCAGACGTGAGTAATTGTGTTTCCGTCTGCGTCTTGCCTGCCTGTGCGGCCTTGCTTTGTACCTCAGCCTGCGTCTGCGCGTTCTTCCTAGCCTCGTCGGCCTGGTTCATTTGGTCGAGCTGCTGCTGTAGCTGCTGCGCGTGCTGTGTGGCTTGCTGAGCCTGCTGCGTCAACTGATTAAGCTGTTGCAACGTACTCGGCAGCGATTCCACCTGCTGCTGCAAGTCCCTACCGGCCTTGAACTTGTCCACCACCATGTTAAGAATCTCAGTACCCAGCCCCGCAGGTACCGCACCGGACTGCATGCCAGGGAGCAGGTTTTGTAACAGCGGCTCGAAGGCCTGCAGGAACGCGGTCAGGTCAGCAATGCTCTGACTGTCGTTCTGCACCATTGTGCTGTCTGATTCCACGTCCACGCTATAGCCCGTCGCCAGGTCAGAGCGCATCGTGGCCATCTGCATATCGGTCAGGGCAATCCCTGACATGGCTTCTATCTGGCTTTTCTCGAACTTGGTGGCGATGATTTCTGAGAAGAGGCGGAAGATGTCGCGGAAGAAAAGGGCGACGACTTGTACCCGTTGTCCAGTCCGGATGTCAGCCCATTCGTTCTTAATGTTTTGAGCCGTTGCTGTGTCGTTTGGATTGGTGATACCGCGCTGGATATCGGGAATACCATTGATTTCATAGACCATTTCCTTAACGGCAATAAGCTCCTGCCGGAGTAGTTGCAAAACTGCAACACGATCAGCCATAGGCACTTGAATAAGGATTGCATCAAGCGATGCCTTATCGTTCATCGCGCGGACCTTGGCCAACAGGTCCTTTACGGCAATCCAAGTGCCATCAGTGTGCTGATTTATCTTCTTCAGCTCACCGAAGCTCGTATCGTAGAAGCCGATATCCTTGATATTTTCTGTGATTATATTGATGCGTCTAGCCAGCTCATTGGCCTGCTTACAGAGGCTGGCATACTGCCAATAATCCGGGTTCGGTACGAGGTCCCGACCATTTACATTCGCCATCATCGGCTTGGGGCACGGATAGAAGTCATCCAGGCCCAGTGGGTCATCCTCTTCGTCTAACAGGTCTGCATAACACTCCGTCACCCACACCCGCTTACGCTTGGCCTTGTCCCAAATCTCGTGCACCACATACACAGATTCGTACTTGTCCATCTGCGGCGGACGGACATTGATCTGCGTGTCATCAGACTGACCGTTACTGGGTCCGCTGCTATTCTCTTCAATCTTGACGTTGAACTGATCCTCAATGTCGTCCCGGGTCATGTTGTGATCGAAACTAATCCAACCCACCTTTCTCCAACTCTTGCGCGGTTCCCAGCGGAACTGGCTATGGCTGAAATGCGTCAGGTGAATCTCTTGGTTCGTAATCTGCGCCGTCTGTAGCGGCTGGCCTTCTTCGTCCAGAATCGGTTGACCAGTGAGGGGATTGACGACGGGGATTTTCTCGTAGTCCGTCTCCATCTCCACCTTGCACTGCCCCAACGCCGCGATCAGGAAGTCATTGACCGCCATATGCGCATCATTGTCGAACAAGGTTGTTTCAATCGCATAGCTGATGCACCGTTCAAGGCACATCGCTATGGTGTTGTCGTCGGCTACTGGGTCAGGAACTCCGGCAGTGCTCCCCGGAAGTTGCCCGTTACCGCCCGGTAGATTGCCTGGTTGCGCCATCTGTGGCATTCCGGGTTGCCCTTGAGGCATTCCGGTATTGGTGGGCATTGCCGGTTGGCCACCGCCCATTTGAGGCGGTGCGGTACCCATGGGAGCTTGCGCTGGCTGATTCTGTGGGCTGCTCGGATGGCGCTTGCGAACGTCAGGCCGCGGTGGCTGGCCATAGATTCTCCCGTGAATCAGGCTGATCGTGGTAGCGAACAAGGCATACGGCGGGTTCTTCGTATCTTCCTTGTCATAGATACAATACTCGTCTTCAGCGGCTTTAGCACGAGCACGCCAGGGCTTGTGCGCCTTGTCCTCGTCGCTGAGCTTTTGCAGCCATTTGTTGCGCGACTTGACGGATTTCTCAGACAATGCGGTCACCGTTCCATCGATAGCTGTGTGTGCCAGGCCAATCAGTCAAGCGCACTGGCATGCCCAAGAGCCTTTTCAATATCCGCCGCAGCCTCAGCCCTGACCTTTTCCACATAACGCTGATTGGATTCTGCACGTTCTTCATAGCTCATGTCATCCCATAGCTTTCTTGATTGCTTGGTCAGAGCATTGTGGTCTGACCACCGCACAACCCGCGAAGCTATTTCGGCATAAGCGGCGATCTTGGCTTCGTCAATCATCATCAACACTCATCATCTGGCCCATAGTCAAAGGTGCGTCCCATTCAATGTCTTTCGGTACTTCCGGTACAGTGGCTTTCCATGTCTTGGCGATGTATCGACCATAAAGACTGCATTGGTCAACCGCGTCATTCCTCGCACTGCCTGGGAATCGCAATAACTGGTCAATGACATGATCGCCCTTATCGTTGTTCGGGAAGAACACGCGACCCAAATGGCACATACCCTGAAACGAGCGTGCCATCGCTGGCTTCTCTGCGGTCGTAGGCAGCCATGTCGGAGCAACAAACACCCCGCGCTCCAACATACGCTTCTCTAACCAAGGCTCGACTGCTCGGCGTATCTGTCCACCTTCTGCAACGAAGGCAAACGGATGCCAGAAGTCTACCAAGTCCAGAACTTTATCAACCCATACATCCGAGGTCTTCTGACCCCACCACGCATCTACAAGGTAGGAATCGCCCTTGTTGTCCATGCCCCACACGCCAAGATCAGTGAAATCACCACCATCATCTGTGACAGCAAAGTCACCTGTGACGTAGTAGTTAAGCTGAGCAGGTGCAATGTTATAGCGATGCATCCATTCCCGCTTGAAATACTCGCCTTCCTCCGGACTTGGGTCTTGCAAGTACATGCTTGACCACACACGGGGGAAGCTGTTCTTTTCCAGCCGCTTCAATGCCTCCGCATCATAGCGTTCTGCCCACGGTGGATTAGCAAAGTCTGCTGGTATCTTGACGACCTTCCACTTATCCGCCCCGTGCTGCTCATGCTCCATCAAGAGACCAACCAAATCATCCTCATGCAGCCGGTGTTGAATAACCACAATGGCCCCACCGGGGCGTATGCGGTTATAGAACGTTCCTGTGTACCAGTTCCAAACCCGCTTGCGACTAGTCTCTGACTGGGCATCCTCCCAACTGCCAAACGGATCATCAATAATGCCCAGATGACCGCCACGGCCATACAAGTCACCACCAATACCTACGGCTCTATACCCGCCACCGGCGGTCGTGACCCACTTACCCTTCGCTGCGCTGTCTTCCCGCAGTTCTACATCAGGAAAAAGGTATTGGTATTCTGGGCTCTTAACGCAGTTGCGTACCTCTGCCCCAAACTCTTCAGCCAGTGGATGGCTAGCGCTCGCACTGATTACCTCAAGACTTGGATTCAGCCCTAACTGATAGGCCGGGAACCGCATGCTAGTTACTGTACTCTTCCCGTGCTGCGGTGGGCAGAGCAAGATAACCCGGTCAATCTCCTTTCTAGCTACCGCATCTAGTACATCGCATATCTCGCGATGGATACGGCCCGGCCTCCAGTTCGGCGTTGTGTACTCTACAAAGTCAATGAGTCGTGTGGTCGCCTTCCGGCGTGTCAACAGTTCCCGCGCTGCCTCCTGCGGCGATAGCAGCAAGCTGGTCATTGCTCAGTTCCCTCGCGGTTTTGCCATCGAGGCTACCGCTGTGCTCAATACCTTGTACCGGCATACCATCCAGTCTATTGGCCAGTTCCTTCAATGCCGCTAAATCACCAGCCATGGCCATGTCAAACGTCTTGATGGCCAACTTGTGTAGCTTGTCTGGGTTCTGCTGGACATGGCGTTGTAATGCCCGTGTCCAAGGCTTATCACCAGCACCTAGTTTGTTACCCTTTTGGAATGCCATGCATGCACGTTTTAAGTTGTTGGTTCAATTGATGTTCCACGTGGAACAAATGGCGGAATACCACGCTTCGCCCTAAGTTCATCGCACTGTTGCCAAACCATCGCAATATTGTCTGCTCGATCCTGCTCAATTTTATCCCACTGTTCGGGAGTTAAGCTCGCATGATACGCACGAATATCCGTGCAATAGGCGCAATTACATGTTTCATAATCGTGGCGCATATCAATCCATGAACTGGCATTCAATGTAGGTATCAAATGTGGCTGGCACGTTATTGGTGCCTGCAATGTTCAGGAACACACCAGCGGTATTGAATGGATTGCCTGTAATTGGATTGAGGCCGCTGGGGATAGCGGGGGTAATAAGCACAGCAGCGGCTGTGGCGGCAATCGTGCAGTCAAAGGTGATTGTGCTGCCAGTTAGGCCAGTCAATGTACCAACGGCTGCCGTGACAATTACAACGCCGCTGGGTGCTCCCGCGCCACCTGAGCTTACGCTCACACCCATTGTAGTGGTACTGGTCGCGAGGGAGGTACTCGCGTTGGTATTGGTGATACGGCGGAATAGCACGCGTTTGGAACCGCTGGGGAGGGGGACGAAGATGTTTTGTCCGGCAGTGGTGGCAACCGTTTTTACCTGCACTGCAAATGGAGTACCGTCTAACAGGGGCATTGCTATCTCCTAAGTTAAAGCCACAAACCGTAAATGTTCGTAGCCGTTGTGCCTGTTGCCAGGATGCGGGTGAATCGGATTTCTACTACTTGCCCCAGTGCGACCGGGACAATCGGAGCGACTACGCCATTGACTTGGCCAGCGAGGTTCCCTGCGCCACCAATCCAGATTGCGTTCGGGGCTGTGCCTATGCTTCCCTCGCTGCCGCTGCCGTCTGTCCCGAAGTTGGTCTGCGGGGGAATGTCTACGGTGTCGCTGGGAGTAATGGCGACTATCTTTGAATAGGTTAGGGGGATGACGTAGTCCATTATCTGCACACCTTTTGATAGGTCAGGTTGTGCGCGAGTATTTCTTTTGCGCTCTCGTCGCTTAGCGTTGCTGCCTCACCCTTTGCTAGCAGGATGGGCTTCGCTAGTTGGCAGTAGTCGTGAATGGGGGTAATCGTAGCGCAGGAGCTGATTGTCAGCAGCACTGCGGAATAGAATGCTAAACCACCAGCCCGGCACAAGGTCATTGAGGTCTAGTCCAGTCTTTTTCCAGGTCTTTTGCTGCTTGGCCGACAGGTTTTGCTTGCACTTGCGTGTTGACATCGGCTGCTTGCCCCTGTGCTTTGATGACCTGTGCTTGCGTCTTGACCTGTACCTTATTCGCCCCAGCCGTCTCACCTTTCTTGAATAGCGTCAGCAGCGCAAATATGAGGCCAAGCAGGATAGCGCCGAATGCGGCTACCTTGCCCCAAATGCCGGTGAAAAACGCCATCATGGCTTCTTCACCTTCGATGCAGCGTACTTGGCTTCTAGATATGCCTTCCCCGCCTCAAGTTTAGCCACGACCCAAGTGCGGATCGTGGCATTGCCGATAAACAGGCCAAACAAAGTACCGAGTACGAAATAGATCACGGGGCAGGCTTGGGGGCCGGCGGGGCAAGTGCGGCAGTTTCAGCGTCGAGCTGATCTGCGGTCGCATTAATCTGTGCAACTACTCCCTCGATTTCTGCATCAGTTGCACCACTACCAAGATTCGCCAGCTTGTCAGCAATGGCTTTGAGTTCTGCGGAAGTGGATGAATTGAGCCGGTTTACTGAGGCTTTCAGGTCGTCAATCGCTGCCATGATACTTCTCCAAATGTTGATGATTAGCCAGAATAGGCGTTCGTTTTGCATGTGCTTCGCTCCGTTTGAGCGCGACAATTCTACGCCTGTCCTGTGTCAATTTCTGTTCGTTATCGCACGAAAAACATGGCAACAGCTAAGCCAATCCCTATTGCCCCGACAAGATAGCCCCAGCCTGCATTCAACCCCATCCCTTTCCCGTCATTCCTGTCCAGTCTGCCAGTAATACTGGCGATGCGCTCGTTCAATGTATCGCGCAATCCTTCAAACTGGATCAGTGATACTTGGCGTGCGTTTTGATCTGTGAGTGCTGCACGAAACTCATTCACGCTTTCAAAGCGTTTCTCTGTCGCTATTTCCGCCTTTGTGACAGCTTCCTTAGCGGCGGCGAATGCGGCGAAAATCGCCTGAGACTGAGCGTCAAACCGCTGCTGATTGCGCAAATCCTTTTCAGCAAGTAAGGCTTCCAGATATTCCTTCAGGCTAACTCTGTGGCTCATCTGGCCGCGGTCGCGTCGGTTCGCGGAAGGGGTCGCGCTCGCGTTTTCGCTTTTTGTTGCTCATTACCCTTTCCTCCCGCGGATTCGGTTGACTTCACCAATCAATACCGCAACTACCATGCCACCGGCTAGTACCCAAAACCCGGTTTGCAAGACATGTGGCGCGGCATCCAATATCGGGCGGATGCTTGAGAACATCCCGAGCGTGCCTACAGGGTCACTCGCAGCATACCCTGCCGCTGCTGCGGTCACGGTCGCGCCGGTCTTTAGGACGCTTCCTGCGATGCCACGGGGGGCATTCTCTAGGCCAGCCTTGATGCAACCTACGTCTAGTTCGGATTTCTTGAAGTATTTCTCAAAGCTGCCGTTTTCATGGATGGCGATGGCCCGGATAATGGTATAGGCCATGTTGTAGTCATGGAAGTCGATTTTGTCGTCTGGGCCAAACTTGGTCGCGCCTGCTACAGCAGCAATGTAAGCCTCGGTATCGTTTTCACCCGGCGGTGCCCAGCGCGAGATAGCGCCGCGGATATTGGTAATGCCGTGCTTGTCCTGATAGGTGCACAGGATCACTGCAATGGCGCGGAATCCCCACGCATTGGAAACGAAGGTGCAGAAGCGTGGGTCGGTCTGCTTTTCCGCCAATCCTGACCACGGATCGCCATGTTCTAGGTTGCCAGGATTACAGTTGCGTACACCACGCGGAAGCACATCTTCCTTGGGTTTCTCGGCAATGACTTCTGCGGCGGCTGTCATTTCAGAATCGGCCCAGCAGGACAAGGACAAGAACGATGACAAGGACAAGGCCCAGCCCGCCTCCAAGGTACGGGCCTTGTCCGTAAAACGGACCACCTCCTATACCAGTGAACCCACCCAACAGCAGAATGACCAACAGGATCAACAAAATAGTGCCGACGCTCATAGCTTGCTCCCAATACCCAAATGCCTCGCGTGCTCGTCAAGCTCTGGCTTGCGTCCACCGAAGGCGATGCGGGCAAGGTTCAACAGGGATAACACTAGCGTTATGCCGACCACGATCAGGAACATCAACTCCCATCGGGTAAAGATCATCACATCGTT